CGGCTGATCCGTTCAACATGTGGGAAGGTGCTAACTTCCGATTGAAGATTCAGAAAGTCGCTGGATACCCTAACTACGACAAATCAGTCTTTGATACACCATCTGCAATTTCAGATGATGACTCTGAATTGGAACGCATCTTTAACGAAGAGCATTCCTTGAAGGAATTAGTCGATCCAAAGAACTTTAAGTCATATGATGATTTGAAAACAAAGTTCTATCGTGTACTTGCGTTAGATCAAGCACCATCAACACCTAACACAGCGGAAGAGGTTGATGATTTGGATATGTCAAGCTTTGGTGGTAATACACCAGAACCAACACTAAACGTAATGCCAGAGTCGCAATCAACGGCTCCCTCAATGTCCATGAACGACGACGATGATGATGATCTGTCAATTTTCAAGGAACTGGCGAATGGCTAACAAAGTCTATGAAGAGGTTTTAGACTTTGACTTTGGTTTCAGCTTTATTGATGAAGAGCTTCAAGAGAAAGAAGCTGAAGCCAAGGTTGCTATTGAGAGAGTTAGCAGTGAGAAGCAGACGTTAGAAGACCAACTAACTGACGCTAAACTCAAGGCTGACGATCTTGAGTATCGTTTAGAACTATTATTTAAATCGGTAACACCGTTCTTGGACAACCTATGTAGGAACTCTGAGAAATCAACAATTTATTGGCCTGATCGCGTATCTAAGATTGAGGCTTATAAATCAAAACTAAAAACTATCGTAGAGGGAAGTTGATATATAATGAATGATTTATTGAACACAATCGTAAAGAATAGTACGATTAAAATGACTGCCCCTATTACAAAGTCTAAAGTATACGGCAAGAAAGACATGGCTCCTACTCAGGTTCCTATGGTCAATGTTGCTTTGTCTGGACGTATTGATGGTGGTTTGACACCAGGACTGCTAGTTCTAGCAGGACCTTCTAAACACTTTAAGTCAGCATTTGCCCTACTTATGGCAGGTGCTTTCATGAAACGGAACCCAGACGCAATTCTGATGTTCTTTGACGCAGAGTTTGGAACACCACAAGCCTACTTCGAAAGTTTTGGCATTGATATGGATCGTGTAGCACACATTCCAATCACAGATGTTGAGCAATTGAAGTTTGAGATTATGCAACAGCTTGATAAGATTGAGCCTAAGCATCATGGTAACATTGTTATCGTTATCGACTCTATTGGTAACCTAGCTTCCAAGAAAGAGGTACAAGATTCACTTGATGGCAAATCAGTTGCTGATATGTCAAGAGCCAAATCTATTAAGTCTCTATTCCGTATGGTGACACCACACCTTAACCTTAAAGACATCCCATTGATTGCGGTTAATCACACGTATCAAACACAAGAGATGTACTCTAAGGCTGTTGTGTCTGGTGGTACTGGTATCATGTACAGTGCGGATACTGTTTGGATTGTTGGACGTCAACAAGACAAGGTAGGTACTGAAATCCAAGGCTATCACTTTGTTATTAACATTGAGAAGTCACGATATGTACGAGAGAAGAGTAAGATTCCAATCTCTGTATCGTGGGACAGTGGTATTATGAAGTGGTCTGGTCTTATGGAAGTTGCTGAGAAAGGTGGCTATTTAAACAAACCTAAAGTAGGTTGGTATGAAGCTATTGATCCAGAAACTGGTGTTGTACTCTCAGATAAGTTGATGAGAGCAAAAGAGATTGTTGACAACAAAGACTTCTGGATGAAGATGTTTGAAGAAACAAACTTTGGCAAGTACATTAAAGATTCGTTTACTATTGGTGCATCAGGTGCTATCATGCGTGACGATGAAGTAAGTGCAGAAGTTATCGACGAACTAATCGACGATACAGAAGAATAATTTCCTTGACATTACACGATTTGTGTAATATTATAATCTTTAAGATGGCGGCTAATTTCATTGGTCGCCATTATTTAACTTAGCCGTATGGAACGTTTATATGATAGAAACAACAGTATTATCCAACTTAGTATTTAACGATGAGTTTTATCGTCGTGTTTACCCTTACTTAAAATCAGATTACTTTGAAGACCAAAGTGTAAAGAAAGTGTTTTCTGCTTATACATCTTATGTGGACGAATACAATGATGCCCCATCTATTGAGGCACTTAAAATATCTGTAGATAAACGCAAAGATATGAATGAAGACACTTACAAGCAAGTGATGCATACACTTGATAGTCTTAAGCGTGACCCAGACACTAATACTGATTGGCTTGTTTCTGAAACAGAAAAGTTCTGTCAAGACAGAGATTTGTTTAACACAATACGTAAAGCAATCCTTGTAATTGATGGCGAAGATAAAGAATTCGATAAGGGTGCGTTACCTCAAATGTTGACTGACTCGTTAGGTGTTAGCTTTGACACATCTATCGGTCACGACTATCTTGAGGATTATGAATCTCGTTATGAATTCTACCATCGTAAAGAAGAGCGCACACCCTTTGATATAGATATTCTCAATAAGATTACTAAGGGTGGTTTACCACGCAAGTCTATGACTGTGTTGTTAGCAACGACTGGTGGTGGTAAGTCATTAGTAAAATGCCATGCGGCGGCTTCTGCTTTAATGATGGGTAAGAACGTCATGTACATCACTATGGAGATGGCAGAAGAACGCATCTCAGAACGTATTGATGCTAACATGATGGGCGTTCGTGTTGATGAAATCAAAGACATGGACAAAGATACATACGCTAAACGTATGGGTAGAATTACATCTAAGACAACAGGTAAACTTATTGTTAAAGAATACCCTACAGGTTCAGCACATGCAGGTCATTTTCGTCATTTACTCAATGAACTCAAAATGAAACGTAACTTCAAACCCGATATTATTATGATTGACTATCTAAATATCTGTGCATCATCTCGTATTAAAGGTGCGGCGGCGGCAAACTCTTATACTCTAGTCAAGTCAATAGCTGAAGAAATCCGTGGATTGGCTATGGAATTTGATTGTGCTGTTGTTACGTCTTCCCAGTTCAACCGTGATGGATATGGTAACTCTGATGTTGATTTGACTAATACCTCTGAATCTATGGGCATTACCCATACAGCGGATTGCATCTTAGGTTTGATTACATCTGAAGAACTAGATGATTTAGGTCAGTTGATGTTTAAACAACTCAAGAACCGTTGGGGTGATATTAGTTGGTATAGAAGGTTCGTTGTGGGTATCGATAGAGCTAAGATGCAAATCTTTGATCTTGAAGACTCAGCACAGTCTGGTATTCAACAAGGTCAGTCTACAGCGAACAATACACCAGTCAAAGCAGTTACTAAAGCTGGTATTGATGATCCGATATTTGATAAGACAACATTTTCTAATCCTAAGTCTGGGAAGAAAAGCTTATTTGGCGCAGGTGGTATTACATGAGTTACGTAGTAAAATCGTCAGGCAAAAAGTGGGACATACACGAAACAGAATGGGATATGGTAATACCACTCAAGGTTAGCAAGAGAGAGGCTAACACGATAGCAAGAAAGCTGAACCTTGGTTCTGGGTTTGGACAAGGACCTATCCCAAGTTTTTTCTGTAGTGAATTTAAATCGATAAACGCCTAATGAAAAACATATCAAAGAAGATAGTTCTAGCGAGAGATCGTATGTTGCTTTCTGCTTTGTTGAAAGCATTGACGCGCTACATGGAGCATCAGAATAAAGCCAAGAAATATGTTAACCCTAGATCACAATGGTCTGGGGTTAATAACACAGAGGAAACTCTTATGCTTCAAGTTAAGAGGGCTTTAGAGAGACGTCTTAAGAATATCCAGAAACTTTAGTTAATTTCATTATGCAATGGAAAGGTCCGTCACCGATAATCCGTATATCTCTATCTGAGTACACGTTATCTACGAAACCAGTAAACTCTAATGAACCTGAGTTTACAAAATAGTAATGCCCATGGGCTGTTGCTCCATCCCACCTAGAAACGTCTACGTGTTTATTGACTTTACAGCCGTAATGGATTTCTTTAATTGTAACAGAAGCTGTACCCGCATCAAACGTTTCGCCAGCAGCAACAAGGTCGGCTAGTGCAACATCAATAGTATCGCCAGATGAGTCTGTTACGTATACTTTGATTACTGCTTCGTTATGTGATCGTTTTAAGTAGTGTACGTTTGCCATTGCCAACCTCTTTTTCTTTTATTTATAAAATGACAAACTGTCACAGTTTCCTAGAACGCAATACGACTATGCAATCTTAGCGTATCTCTTGGGGTGTTATTTTCAAAAATAGGTGCTAAATATCATTGAAGAAACAAGAAACACTTATTAGAAAAGGATTAATCATGGCACACACATTCTTTAACATCAATAACAATTCAAGCATGTTGTCAGTCTGGGCATACCGTTTTGTAACATTCATCGAAGGAATTTCGCAATCGATGGCTAAAGCTAAAGATCGCAGACAAACATTTAAAACACTCCACGCATTAACAGATAGAGAACTAAACGACATCGGCATTAGCCGTGGCGATATTCGTTCTATTGCTAATGACACATTTCACGAAAACAATCTTCGTGACACATACCCACATAATGTTCGTTCGAACCCAAATTTGAGAGGTTCAGTGTAATGGAATTAGCTAATACAGAATATGTAAGCAACCCTTTAAAAACAACCTTAAAAGTATTAAGTAAAACAATCGTAGCAATAGGAATGTTCCTATGGGCATTCGGTGAGTCAGCAGGTAGAGCAAGAGCCGCCAGTGAATTATACCGTCAAGGATATGTAGAAGAAGCAAGAAGATTAATGTTGGAGAGCAAATAATGATTACAGGTGACATAGCAAC